CCGGATACCCGTCAATTTCATCCTTTTCCCTTACAGGAATAGGAACATAGGTCCTAACTTCGTACCTATGTAGTGTCTTTGACCAACGTTGTCGTTGACACAGGTCTTGATGAGTGTGATACCCCAGACCAGGACTATCTCGGTTGACCATAGGCAAAGTTCTCACTTTGTCTAAGACCTTCTTGAGACTGTCCGAAGTGCTATACATCCCGTCTAACCATAACTGATTACACGTGGATAATACACTGACAAAGGATCTGGAATCCGTTGCGGTATTGTGTGGATCGTGGCGTAGATATATAGGGGTGACTTTCGTTCCCTTATAAGCATCCATGCCGCAACTCTCACGGAAGTAACCTTCCGTGAAAGTCTTTGAGACGTTGATTTTAAGGCCAACGTCCTCAATCCACATAGCAAACGCTGGATAATGCTCGCGTTTAATGATGATATCATCACCAAAAACGCGGACATTGCTAGCTAATAACTGCAACTTTCTTAGTGTGACGTCTTCGTGCACACCAATCATACTTGCTAACGCGACAAGCGCAAACACGTACGATTGAATTGGGAAAGTTGTAGCATTACCCATACCGGCATACTTTTTCAGAGGCAGTTCTTTCTTTTGAACCATCACTGAGGGAGTACGGCACGACAAGATGCCCGAGAGAAATCTCGGTCTATGAGCGAAAGCTGTCTCAACCAATTCAGTTGATAGGCGATCGCTCGCAGAACTCAAGTCGACAGTGACCCAGTCACCGGTTAGGGATCCTTCAAGAGCCAGTTTCTGATTTGGTTCTTGAGAGGTAAGTGTTAAGCACTTACTCATTACGGCACAACGATCGATCTCATTCCTGAGATGCGCGTTGTAAGCCTGCTGAACGAATTGGTTCAGGACAGGTTCGACCGTAATAGTTCTTAGACTTGTAAAAGTCTTAGGAACAGTAACGAGCCTAGCCACTGTGCTAGCAAGGAAGCTACGGAGTCCGCTCTCGAGGATCCGGTCATGATATAGTCCGTAGACCGTATCATAGCCGATATCTTCTAGGCGGGGGTCTAAATCAGATAGACCAGCTGCCAAAGCCACCCACTTCTGGTTGGATTTGCAGCCTTCCGCAACTGCACCCGGGCCGTGTTTCCCTTCTAATTCGACAAAGTCATCAAGACTTTGAAGAACCAAACGGGAGATCCGGCTGATATGATCCTTCCGATAAGGAGCTAAGCTCCCTATCGACTGATCTACCAAACAAAAGTTTGCGGTAGTCTTCGACTCGAGCATTACTGATCGGGCCGAATCCGTCGCAAGCTTTTTCCAGAAAGAAGAGCAACTGTCGAAGGATTTTGACATCCTCCGTACAGTCGCGATCCTTAATGGCTCCGGTTGCGTCATCGAACACATCGTTGAAGATACCTCCGAATAATCGGGGGAGCTTCGATCCGGGTCGGGTTTTAAAGCCTACCGGACAGACGAACGCGCCTGTGGAGATGCCCCTATCAAGGGCATGTCCCAGTGCACAAAGGGCCGTGCCTAAAAAGGCAGGACCCTCGTGTTCAATACGTGCCTCGAGCGTGACTAAGTCACGATCAAGCCCTTTCGTTCCAGGTCGAAGCCGGTCTACGTCAAGTAGAAGGCTTCGAAGGATTGTTACGAAGAG